CTAGAGCCATTCAATAGTAACTTGTTCATCGTCGATATAAATCTTATTAATTAGTGATTTTAAATAAAGTTGCTTTTCTCTGAACTCTAAAGAGTTAAAATCAACTGTTGCTAAATCAGCTAAATTTTCTTGTATCTTTTTATTTTTCTTCAATTCTTCGTTAGCTTCTATTTGTGCTTCATAATAATTAATTTGAGCATCTATATCAGACATCATAGCATCAAGTTCTGAAACTTCGTAAGAACCGCTGATATATAAATCAAAAAGCCGCTTCTTTTTTGTGTGTTCTATTTTAAGTTTTTCATTTAAGCTATCTAATTCATCTTCTTTATCTACATTCCTAGAAGCGAAACTATAGTTATTCACGCGATCAATAATTAATTCCTCGAGTTTGTCAGCTCTCCAAATTTTATTTCCGCATTTTTCTAGTTCATGAGTATGTTTGTAAGTCTTGCAACTATAATATCTATAATGATATTTTTTTCCGCGGGATACAGTATCTTTTCTCCTATGAACAAACCCTAGTCCACATTTTCCGCACACTACCAAATTATTTAGCAACGATGCTGAATCTCTATTCATATTCGGATTCTTACCCATGCGAGAAAATATTTCTTGAACTCGATAAAATTGTTCCTCTGAAATAATAGGCTCATGAACACCTTTTGTATGCACTTTATCCGCATAAGATACATAGCCACAGTATAAATCATTAGTCAGCCAATTGTTGTAACTGCTATATGATTTCACTTTGAATCCTATTTTTTTTAGTCTCTTCTGTAAAGTTGTAATGCTTTTTTCTTCCTCAAAAATATCATAAATCATTTGTAATTGTTTTGCTTCTTCTTCATTAATATATAATTTAGTGTCTATAACGTCATAGCCAAATGTTCGTCCTTTGGCTGTTGTAAGAGGAAGCCCTGCTTCAATACGCTTAATTTTCCCCATAACCATGCGATCTCGTATTGTTTCGCGTTCTAATTGTGCGAACACGGACAATATACCAATCATTGCACGACCGAAAGGAGAACTTGTATCAAGCGTTTCAGATAAACTAACAAACTCTACATTGTTTTTTAAGAAGTATTCTTCAATAAGCGTTATCGTATCTCTTTGCGAGCGGGATAGTCTGTCTAATCGATATACGACTACAGCATCAATTTCATGTAATTTACTTAGCATTTCATTTAGTGCGGGACGATTCATATTTGAGCCGGAGTATCCGCCGTCAATGAAAATATCGTATACGTCCCAGTCCTTCGAGCGGCACAAGGCTGTTAGCTTTTCAGTTTGAGCTTGTATAGAGTAATTCTCTATTTGTTCTTGAGTAGATACGCGTATATAAATAGCTGCCTTCATTTCCGTTCTCCTTTCGCACATACGTTCTTTTTTTGGTAAAAAGAAAAGCCCGGAGGCTTTCTTTTAAATTTTTGCATGGAAAGTTAAACTCGCATCTGAAAATAAATTGAAAACAATTTCAATGTTTCCGCCTTCGTCAACTCCAGCATAATATTCTGCATTCATATTTTTCCCATTTAATATTTTCCCGGTGGTGTTATCAAGTGGATATCTTGTGCCCATAGTGCTGTTAGAGTCATATACATCAATATCAGAATTGACATAGTATTCATTTCCTGAATTGTTTTCAACCTTATAGCTGACCTTAATCACATTTTTGGGTTTAGTCTCATCGAATTGGTTTCTTTCAGAAGTTTTAGTGGCTGACACAAGCGTAACCGTAATACCACCAAGTGTTTGTTTATCTCCAACACTGTATTCTTTTTTTGTTTGGGCTTTTTCTCTTTCTTCAATAAACGTATTTACGGCAGCTGGAAGATTCTCGTTATAGTGGTTATCTGCTAAAGCTTTTACACTAGCGCCGATTCTATAGCTTATATCAGAAACAGAATCGTAATTAGAGTTTTCTATGTTTTGTTTAAAGTCAGTAAGATTATTTAAATAGTTATTTAAGTCAACTTTAAATGAACTATCAATACTCTTATTATTCATCAATGTTTCTATCTCATCTAATTGCTGTGCTAACTTATTGTTTAATTCATTTACGCCTTGCAAATCTTCATCCGTCATCGAATTAATAATATTAACATACAAATAGCCTGTCGACTCGTAATAGCTTTCAAACTCTTTAGGAGTGAACTTTTCTTTCTCAGACTCTTTGAAATTTGATTTATCATTAGTATCCGTTACTTGTATATCGTTTTTTTCATTTCCGCAACCGACCAAGATAATACTAAAAGCTAATAAAAAACCTGTTAATAAAACAATCCCTTTTTTCATGATTTAGTCTCCCTTTATATTTTATTTTCCCGCGAGCTTCATATTAGTTTTATCAAAAGCACTACTACCAGCCATCTTTGTCTCGTCCTCATATCTTAGTTCAACCATAGGCCTCTGATTGTTATCTCCCCCAAAAAGAGTACCAAGAGCGCGTTGTTGTATTTCACTCCCTAAATAATCTGCAATTTTTTGTTTAGTGACTGCCTTTTCATACTTTAAATCTTCTAACACATAAGCAATTAACATATCATATTCATTTTCGAATGGAACCACTTTTATTAGCACCCCGCTCGAATCAGAAATCAAGCGATCAATGGACTCATTAAATAACTCTATACTATCTGATGTAATTGTAGAGGGTGTAGGTACATCATCTTGAGCAGGTTCTTCTGTTTGCTCATCCTCGGCAGCGTCTTCTTGAGCGGGCTTTTCCGTTTGCTCATCTTGGACAGTATTTTTTTTTTGCTCATTTGCTGTAGTTTCTTCTGGATTATTAATAACATAGTTATACATCTGTACAACTCTTATTAGTGAAAAAGTGATTAGAAATATAGCGGATATAGTCAATATTATTGTGTATTTTCGTCTGTTTTCATTTTTAATAACTTTTATTATAGCAAATGTCAAAGTCGCTAGAGTAGCGAAAAATAAAAGAACCCATATACCATTAAACAAACTTAATATAATTAATAAAAAAATCACCCAAAACCACCATTTTTTTAACAAGTAACTATACTTACTCATCCCGTTATCTCCTTTTTATAAAAACATAATTATTAAAATTACTATGACAGGAATAGTTATCAACAATGTCATTAAACAACCACATCCTGACATTAATTTACCAGATTCTTCCATAATTTCGCCGGCTTTTTGTGCTTTTCCGTTGTTGTTGCTTTGATAAATGATTGGTGTTAGACAGTTAGGACATTGATTTTCGTGATTGTCTAGTGCATGTCCGCATTTAGGGCAATACATATGTTCACCTCGTCAAAATTTATTAGCACCCATAATCATAAGGATAAAAAGAGTTATCCTCCTGGAAAACTTGAATGGTAGAGCCAAAATGTATAATATAATTACCATTATTATACATTAGTCCATATTTTTCTCTATAATTCTCTACTACTTCAATCAAAAATTTTTCAGTAACATTTAAAAAAGTAGCAGCTTCATAATATGTTCTGTAGCCAAGATCGTAGCATAATGCAAGTGTTTGTAAATTTACTAAGTATTCATGAGATTTACGACGAGCGAATTTTTCTTGTTTAATATTATCGATGTTATTAAAATTTGTTATATCCCCAACGGTGTATTTCCAATGCATTGCCTCTTCTATAATAGTACATCTAAGCTCACTTTCTGTTAACGATGGATGCAAATGTACTACTTTATTCTGTATAAGTCCGAAAAGTTTTGTTGGTAAGTTGTTATTAATAACGAAATTCAATTCTGGAAACTCTTTCTTTAATTCATAACTTGTTTTATTCATCAATTAGCCTCCTAATGTTAATTTTTAGGCAACTACTCTTTTTGTGATCTGATAAATTTTAAATATTTTTCTATCTCTATTCGTTCTTCTTTTGTTAAGTTATCGTCAATATGTGCAGCTAATAAGTCGCTGTTGTCGAATTCTCCACGATCATGTAAGAAATCTAATGATACATCGAAATAATCAGCAATTTTAATTTGTATTTCAGCGTCAGGCATTCTTCTGTTTTGTTCATATGAAGAATAGGTAGTTCTAGCAACACCAAGTATCTCAGCTATTTCGCTTTGAGTAAGTTTCTTTTGTTTTCTTAATTTCAACAAATTATCTCCGAACATTGTCTCACCTCGTTTTATAATTATACTACACATTTAGCGTAGTTTAAGCTATTATCAAAAAAATGTGTCAAAAAGAGTATTTATATATTGACATGTGTCAAAAAGCGTAGTATAGTAAAAATACGCAATATGACACATTGAAGAGAGGTGATACTTTTGAGAACATGGCTTAAAAATTTAAGGGAAGAAAAAGGACTTACTCAACTAGAATTAGCAGAGTTGTCAAATGTCGAACGTACAACATACGCTTCTATAGAACAAGGCAGAAGAAATCCATCTGTTGCAAACGCTATGCGTATTGCAGAAGTGTTAAATGTTGAGTGGACAATTTTTTTTGACCCAAAAGTACGCGATTCGACACAAAAACTAACCGAAATAGGAGGCTAGAAAATGAAAAATCGTTTAGAAGATATTGTAAATAAAGAGCAATTCATTACATCCCAAATCGGAAAAAAGAAACTTGATGATGTAATGAATGCGCTTGAGGAATTGGAGAATGAGTATGAGCTAGTACCCTGTCAAATTGAGGATATAGCTAAACATTATCGATTGGTAAAACTACTTCCATTTCCTTAACTGACAATTCAAAAATAGGTTTTTGATATTCAACTGCATATTTTCTGAAATTATAGTTGACTTCCCCAACAGTGTTGGCGGCAACATATATTTGCTCAATCAGATCGTTTGCTACTTCCGTTTGACAGAACGGACAAGTAATATGAGATGACTTTACATTCAGGTTTAACGGAAAATTATTTTCACATTGTATGCATTTTAAACTAGCAATTGTTGTTTTCATAATATCACCTCCAATCAAACTAATTATAGCAGATTGGAGAGTAACCAAAATGGGAGGCTAAACCATGTTAAGCGAAAAAGCAAAGGAAGCACGGAGAGTATACCAACAACAGTGGAGAGATAAGAACAGAGAACATGTAAGAGAATATAGCAGGAAATGGCGTGAGGAAAACCAGGAAAAACAAGAAGCTGCTATTAATAGATACTGGGAGCGCAAAGCGAATGAGTTAATCGCAAACTAATAAAGGAGGCTAGAAAATGACTGTTGATGAAAAAAATGAAGCTTTAAAAGTTGAAAAAGAAATCAGAGAATTAAAGAAAAGGGCTATAGACATTGGCGTAAGTAATCTGGAAAAACATATTAAAATTGGAGATTCTGCCATGGTTGCAGCCATAGCAGAAATCCTAAAATAAATCATTTTGGTAGAGCTTCGTACAAATGTAAAAAGTCTTTGGCAACTTTTTCAGCAGAAACTTCTGTGCTCCCGATAGAAGTTTGACCGATTGTGTTATTAATTCGAGCATTATGTTCTAACATTGCTTTAATTAATTCCAAAGAAAGATTTGCTTTTTCGTAATCCAAAATAATCACCTCCAATCAAACTAATTATAGCAGATTGGAGAGTAACCAAAAATAGGAGGCTAGAAAATGAAAAAAATTGCATTTACAAACTCTTTCCTAACTAAGAGAAATAGAAAAGAGTCAGTACTCACCATTGAATTAAGTATAACTGGCGAAGATTTTAGCGATTTAAGTATTTTGCCGGAACTTTATTCAGAAATTAATTCATTAGTTAATAGATTATCGGAAAAAACTAACGGCGATTTGGGCAAAAGAAAATAGGAGGCTAGAACATGAGTAACGAAGAGTTAACTTTGTCAATCAAAACTAGTCAAAGAGAAGATGGGTCTGCATATAATGCCATTCAACTTGGTGACTGGAAAGTAGGACGATTTGTAACAGGTGTTCATTTAGAAATACTAGGCGGTAAACGACCAAAGTTAATTATTGAATGCTATCCAGAAAGAATAGATGTAGATGGTTTAGAAGTAGAGGCTCTTTTAAAACGATTAAAGGAGGAAGAAAAATGAATGACATCAAACAAGCAATTATTAAATTAGAAACAATTTTAGAAAATGGTAATGAAAAAGAGAATAGATTATTCGTTAAGTACAACACTATAAAAAACATTTTAGATTTACTTGAAAAAGATCAAGAGCTAAAAATTATCGAAATGGAAGTAGAGCTGAATGGAGTAGAGGATTCCATAGAAAACGCTACTTTGTTAGGGACTAGATTAAGTGAAGCCAACTCTTTGGCTGAAGAATTGGCTAACACTATAAACTCGTTAGAAATTAAGGTGAAGTGAAGCTTTTCCAAAAAGAATAGGAGGTTAAAAAATGAAGGACTTTGAAATGATGGAAGCAATTAAACAAAAACGGCTTGAATGTAAATTAGTAATTTTGGAAAATTTTGAATCGAGTTTTAAAGAAGCCCTCAATAAGGGAGATTCCGCCATGGTGTCGGCTTTAGCGGAATCATTGAAAACAGTTATTAAATAGTGAACTCAATGTAAAGGACATCATTTGAGTTCATTAGAAAAACTTTCGATAAATCGTTTTCTAACTCGTTTGCACCCTTATAAATGATTTTGTAAGTTTTATCGGCTTCTAAATAAAAATCATTTAAATCAAAACTTTTGTTATCTGGAAAAGATGTAATGCTTATAACGCTCATTAGAGCAATGGGCTGGTCATCAGAGATACCTTTGAACATTATATCCATGCGATTTTTCACAAATTCCACCTCCCTTCACAAAAACTATAGCACTGTGAAAGGGCGAACAGAAAGGAGAACAAAATGTCAAATTTACAAGTAATTGCAAATGAAATGTTACCAGTTTTAGAAAATGAAAAAGGCGAGAAATTTGTAAATGCACGGGAACTACATCAAAGCTTGCAAGTCGGTAAAAAATTTGCTACTTGGATTACCGATAAGTTTAGTAATTACGGATTTTCAAAGGATGAAGACTATTTCCCAATTTTGGGAGAAAGTACATTTGGCAGACCTCGAACAGAATACTTACTAACTTTAGACACTGCTAAAGAATTAGCAATGGTACAAAACAACGAAATGGGTCGAGCAATTAGAAAATACTTCATTGAAGTAGAAAAACAAGCGAGGAAATTAGCAACTGAATATCCAGCATTTTCTTACATGATAGATGACCCAGTCGCTAGAGCTAAAAAGTGGATTGAGGAGCAACAAGAGAAGCAAGAAGCATTAAAGCAAATCGAGGAACAAAAACCGAAAGTGATTTTTGCAGATGCTGTACAAACGAGCGAGAATACAGTTTTAGTAAAAGACTTAGCGACAATCCTTAAACAAAATGGCTTAGATATTGGGCAAAACAGGCTTTTTGAATGGCTAAGAGGAAGCGGATATTTGCTAAATAAAGGGACTTATTATAACAAGCCATCGCAAAAGGCAATGAACTTGGGATTATTCGAGCAAAAAACGCATATTCATACAGATAGGAATGGATTAATGGTGACAACATACACGCCGAGAGTGACCGGCAAAGGGCAAGTTTACCTATTAAACAAATTACTTGAAGAACATGGTTTAGTTTTAAGCTAAGCACCGCCTACCACAACGGTGCTTACAGACAACTTATAGTCACTGGGGAGCGACTAACAACAGTATATAACAATAATTAGTTAATTAGTCGCAAAAAAATATACAAAAGAGGGATTGAGATATTGTGTTTCAAAAATCAGTAACAGCAAGTCATGCGATGCAAGTTTTAGCAGAAACTCGCACACAAAAAGAGCTAGCAATAGACAGTTATGTAACGCCAGCACTGATAAGCAATCAAACGAAAGGGAAACGAACGGTTTCGCTTGAACAAGCGGAACAGTTAATTGATAGCTACAACGAACCAGAAAGCACTTTTATGTTTGCGCATGAATTTAGTAATGGAATGATACCACCGCTTTTCGACGGCTTAGACAGCCACCACGCTTCTTTAACTAACCGCTTTGAATTAGAAGTGGCGGAAGCGATAAACACGCTAAAAAACGGCTTAGAGACGATGACATTCAATTTAAGAAAAGGTGACATGCTACAACGAGAAGCCGCGAAACAAGCTATTTCAGAAATAACGGATGTTATTGCATCTGCTCTAACACTGAACGCAAGTATTGCAAGAACTTTCAACATAGACTTACAACAAGTTTTGAACAAACGTGATCAATATTATCAAAAATCTGGATTAGTAAGGAGTTGTGAAAAATGAACAAAGTACTTGTATCAGCTAACTACGAGGGTTATGAATCAAAAAATATTAATTTCGCGGAATTAAATAATATCGTTAAAGGCCGATTTGAAAATATGGACCAAAAAGAACGAAAAAAAAGAGCAGATAAATTTAATCAAAAATTTGAAGTCACTAAAGAGCTTGTAAATGGACATTTACGCGAAATTATTATACCGAGGCGCACACTATGAAAGGTCAAATGTTATTCAGCATCTTAGTCATAATAGCGGCGGCATTAGCGTTAATAAACTTATGTAATTTGATTTTAATTCTAATTTTAATTTAGGAGGCTACAACAATGGCAGAAAGAGTTTTCAGAAAGACAACAAACTTCGGAGATAGCGAAATTCATACAAATAGTAAAACAAAAATGATTGCTAATCCGGCATTTCAGCAGAAAATCCCGTTAAACGAAACAGGTTGCGAAAAAATGACAGACTATATCGAAGAGCTGAAGCTTAAAGGCTATGAGGAGGTCACGCGCTGATGGATTTATTTATTATATTGTTTTTCGTGTCGCTAATGTCAATGATAACAGGCTACTGGCTGAGAGGAAGTGATAAACGTGGTTGAAAATCCGATGGTTGTTGATGCTTGTTGGTCCAGTTTTGAAAGGATAAGCCAAATTTGGCATAACGAATATTTAGAGGAATTAGAGCGTACTAATGAAGAAGAGGCGGAAAACGAAGAATAAAAAAGACCCACATAGCAGTGTGAGTCCGGGATTTGAGATATTACCTTAATGAAATTATACCTTAAATCCAAAATTTAATCAATGGAGGGATAACATGGATAATTTTAAAACGATCCATTACGGCTTTAAAGTCGTGATACATGATTATGAAGATGAATTAACACCGCTTTATAACTTACTAAAGAAGCAATCAACTAACTTAGAAGGATCTAAACTATTTGATGAATTAATTGATATACATGAAAAGCTAGCTAAAAAAATCGAGCAGAGAGAAGGAATAAAGGCATGAAATTATACGAATTGACTCAAGCATATAACCAAGTTTTAGAAATGGCAGAGGACTTGGACACAGAAACACTACAAGATACGTTAGACAGCATTAGAGAACCAATAAAAGAAAAGGCTGAAAACATTATAAAGATGGTAAAAAGCATGGATGCAGAGGCTGACGGATTGGCTAAGGAAGCAGAGAGATTAACGAAGCGAAAAAAAGCGCTAGAAGCAAAAGCAAAAAATATGAAAGAGTATTTAGAAAGCGAAATGTTAAAAGTGGATATCCGTAAAATTAAAAGCCCCTTATTTACAATCAGCATTCAAAAGAACCCTCCTAGCTTGCGTTTAGAGGACGAAGAAAAGTTATTCATGTTTTTAGTCGAACAACCCAAAAAATTGGATAAAAAAGCTATTACAAGCGCTCTGAAAGAGGGCAGAGAAGTACCAGGGGCTGAGTTAGTACAAACTGAATCATTGAGAGTGAGGTAGGAATATGAAAACAAGCGAGTCAATTATTGAGATAAGTAAAGCATTATCTAAATTTCAAGAGCAAGCCGAACAACCAGCTAAATCAGCGGATAATCCATTTTTTAAAAGCAAATATGTACCTTTAGAGAGCGTAATTAGCGCAGTAAAAAAACACGCTCCCAAATTAGGATTATCTTATATCCAAATTCCGTTAACGGAAGAAAATAAAGTGGGTGTAAAAACGATTTTAATGCACGCTAGTGGTGAATTTGTTGAGTTCGACCCGTTTATGTTGCCTCTTGATAAAAACACAGCACAAGGAGCCGGAAGCGCTCTGACATACGCACGCAGATACACACTATCCGCCGCTTTTGGGATTGCAAGTGATGAAGATGACGACGGTAACAGCGCAAGTGGAAATACAAAGCCAAGTAATAAAAATCAAGCTAAACAGCAAACGCAAAACAATCATTTAGCGTCAGATGCACAGAGAAAGGCTATATTTGCAAAGGCTAAAGTTGTCGGGGAACCATTCGGACATGATGCTAAATTTGTTTTAGAGAGCTATAAAGTGACTGATACTAAATCAATGAGTAAAAGTGAAGCTTCGGCACTAATCAAGAGATTAGAAACAGAGATAGAAGCGCAAAAACAAGTTGAGTAGGAGGCAATAAGCTATGTCACTTGGGTGGATTAAACTGCATAGGGATTTAAAAGAAAAGCCAATTTGGAAAAGCTCTACACCTGAGCAAAAAACCATCCTTGTGACTTTGTTAATGATGGCAAATCACAAGGAAAATGAGTGGGAATGGAGAGGGAAACCTTTCAAAGCAAAACCGGGTGAATTCGTCACAAGTATCAAATCAATTACAGAAGAATGTGGAAAAGGTATCTCATCGCAAAATGTCAGAACAGCGTTAAAAAGATTTGAAAATTACGGATTTCTAACAAAGGAATCAACGAAGGTTAGCACCCTTATAAACGTAGTTAATTGGGGAGTTTATCAAGAGTTAGAAAACAAAACTAACACAGTTACTAACAAACAGCTAACAAACGACTCACAAACAGCTAACAAACAGCTAACAACTAACAAGAATGTAAGAACTAAAGAATGTAATAAAGATAACAACAACATTAACAACAGCGATTTAAATTTTAAGGATTTTTGGGAACAAAATGGATTCGGAATGATGCTACCGATCGAGCAAGAAAAACTACTTGCATGGGTAGATGATTTTTCTGGTAATCAAGAAATAGTTTTTAAGGCATTGGAAGTTACTTCCGAACAAGGAGCTAACAAACGTAATTATGCATACGTTAATAAAATTCTTAGAAACTGGGAAGAAAGAGGATTTAAAACGGTTGCTGATGTGAATGCAGCGGAAGAGGAAAGGCGAAAACAAAATGAACAGAAGTATAATAAGCCCACTTACGGCAAATACAACAAGAATCAGAAACAAGAAGTATTGCCTGACTGGCTTGATAAAACAGAGAAGCAGCCAGAGAATAAAAAAACAGAATCAGAATCAAGCGGAGATTTAGAAAAGAAAGTAGCGGAAATTAAAGCGAAGTTAGCAGAGAGGGACGAGGTGCAGACGTGAAAATATTAGACGCATGTTGCGGTAGTCGGATGTTTTGGTTCGATCGCACAAATAAAAACGTCACTTTTATGGATAATCGAGAATTAGAAACAGAATTATGCGACGGGAGAAAACTGGTTGTAAAACCAGACGTAGTAGCAGACTTTAGGAGTATGCCATTCGATACCAATACATTTCACTTAGTCGTTTTTGATCCGCCACATTTAGTGAAAGTTGGCGATAAATCGTGGTTGGCCAAGAAGTACGGAAAACTAGACTCTGCTACTTGGCAAGAAGATATTGCAAAAGGATTTAGCGAATGTATGCGAGTTTTAAAGCCAAACGGAACATTAATTTTCAAATGGAATGAAGAGCAAATAAAACTAAGCGAAATTTTAAAAGTAATTGATCACGAGCCGCTTCTTGGCAATAAGAGAGCGAAAACGCATTGGTTGGTATTTATGAAGGAGTGAGAGCATGACAGAATACGCCCTCTACAAAGGCGACGATCTGTTAAAAATCGGTACGTTAGACGAATTAGCAGAGTTTAGAAAAGTAAAGCGTGAAACTATATTTTTCTACGCTACGCCTTCTTACAGAAAAAGAACGTCAGATAAGGGTTTGCGAGTGATAAAACTGGATTAGGAGGAAGCGGAATGACAAAAGATGGTACAAAAGAAGCTCTTGCAGAGGTAGGGGTTACTCGAAAAAATCGACTGCTAAGAAAGATATGTCGGCATAAGGATAAAGAGATATTTAAGGATACATCCTATGACGGGATACAAGGTGAAAGGCGTGTGGTGGTTTGCAGAAATTGTGGAGAATTAGTTTCTGATTTTATTGCAAAATATGAGGGTGGCGGCTTTAAATGAATATAATCAAAAAAGGTGACCGAGTTCAGACTGTAACGGATACAGAGTGCAATAGGGCGGAGAGAAGGAGGAAGCAGAATGAATCAAGCAGAACTAGATGTCGTTATAGAAAAGCATGAGAAATGGTTACGTGATGGATATGGAGAACGTGCAAATTTAAGTTATGCAGATTTAAGACGTGCAGATTTAAGTGGTGCAAATTTAAGAGGTGCAAATTTAAGTTATGCAAATTTAAGTTATGCAAATTTAAGTTATGCAGATTTAAGAGGTGCAGATTTAAGTGGTGCAAATTTAAGACGTGCAAATTTAAGTGGTGCAAATTTAAGTGGTGCAAATTTAAGAGGTGCAAATTTAAGTTATGCAAATTTAAGACGTGCAGATTTAAGTGGTGCAAATTTAAGACGTGCAAATTTAAGTGGTGCAAATTTAAGTGGTGCAAATTTAAGAGGTGCAAATTTAAGTTATGCAAATTTAAGTTATGCAGATTTAAATTGGATTAATTGGCGGGATGTTGTCAGTCTAACTGTAATAGCTGTACAAATTAATACTACGAGAAAAAACAATCAAATCACGTATATCAAAGAGCTGGAAATCTGGACGACTGGATGTTTTCAAGGAACTTTAGAAGAATTGAAAGATTCTATTGAGCAGACTCACGCTAGCAATGACTTTTTAAAACGTAGATACTATCGCGCGATTAATTATATTTTGACGGAAGCGGATTTTGAAGAGGATTTGGAGGAGGAAAACAATGAAATTTAAAAAAGGTAAAGCGAAGTTAGCGGAGAGAAACGAGGTGCAGACGTGAACTTTTTAGATCTATTCGCTGGAATTGGTGGATTTCGATTAGGGATGGAACGAAACGCAGAATTGAGAAGGGGAGAAAATTATGATTTACAAACATGAGGAAGCTCGACAATACCGCGAAATCAATTTCCTAGACCAGTTCCTAGAAGGTCACGATGGATTCATAGCGGGAGGCTGTTTTAAAAATATTTTTAATCATGAAAAAGTGAAGGATATTGACATGTTTTTCCGCAACGAAAAAGACCTAAATGACGCAATTCATTATTACACCGAGAAATGTGCTAGCGATGCAAACCATATTAAACTTGTGTATAAAACTGGTAAAGTCGTCGCCTTTATACACATTCCGTCAAAAACCCAATTAGAGTTAGTTCGCTCTGTTTTTGGGGAACCAGAAGAGGTTATTAGTAACTTTGACTTTACTGTTACCAAAGTAGCACGATACGTTGTTGACGGGGAGCATCGGATAGTAATTCATCCCCAATTTTTTGAACACTTACATCTCAAAAGGTTGGTGGTTGACAATACTCTTAATTTCCCGATATCGACATTTGAAAGAATGATTAGGTACGTAGGTTACGGTTATAAGCCTTGTCTCGAAACAAAGGCGAAATTGGTTGATGCAATCAATAGTATTCAGAACATAGATGAGAATGATTTTTCAAAAAGTCTATATGAAGGATTAGATTAAGGAGGAAAACAATGAAATTTAAAAAAGGTAAAGCGAAGTTAGCGGAGAGGGACGAGGTGCAGACGTGAAAATATTAGACGCTTGTTGCGGTAGTCGGATGTTCTGGTTCGATCGCACAAATAAAAACGTCACTTTTATGGATAATCGAGAATTAGAAACGGAATTATGCGACGGTAGGAAATTAGTTGTAAAGCCTGATGTTGTAGCAGACTTTAGGAGTATGCCATTCGATACCAATACATTTCACTTAGTAGTTTTGGATCCACCGCATTTAGTGAAAGTTGGCGATAAATCATGGTTGGCCAAGAAGTATGGGAAGTTGGATTTGCTAACTTGGAGAGATGATATAAGTAAGGGTTTTGAAGAATGTATGCGAGTTTTGAAACCAAATGGCATATTAATTTTCAAATGGAACGAAGACCAAATAAAGCTAAGCGAGATTTTAAAGATAATTGATTTTGAACCGCTTTTCGGTAATAAGCGTTCTAAAACGCACTGGTTAGTTTTTATGAAGGAGGAACAAGCATGAGATTTAAGGAAGGCGAAAACGTACACGTAATTGTAGGCAATGAATTGTTAAGTGGTTGGTACAACGGTAAAGAGTTTGGAACAGGCAACTCTTTAGTGAAAGTTTCTAAGGACAAGATAATAGCTACTAAAGATTGTTTTATTGCAAAAGAAAAGGAACCAGAACTGGTAGTAGTTCCGCGATTTGCCGATGACTGGATAAATCACTGTGAACAAAGAGAATACGATTTAGCTTGTTTGTTAGATTATGGCAATGCAGGTATGCCTGATGAAATGTACGGATGGTTAATTTCATCAGCTGATAATCAAGAACTACTCGCCCGCGCGTGGATGGACGGCTACGAAGTCGAGAAAGAACCGCTTTATTATGTACAACTTATTGACCACGCAACTGGTTATCTAAATGTTCATTATGATAATCAGAAACTTGTAGGTAGTAATGATGAAGCAAGTGAGTATAAAACACAATTCACAGAATCAGAGATTAAAGCAATGAATAAAGGTGAAGCATACTGGTTACTTAAGGAACCTGTTGAGGAAGTGGAGGGTGAAGCATGAGAGAGATTGAGATTTACGGCAACATACACGAAAATCCGGATTTGTTGGAGGTGGCGGAATGAAACGAGTAAATGAACGACAAAAAGAAGAAATGAAAAAATTGGCAGATTTAATTATCGAAAACCCTGATTTACCAGTTGTTACGATGACGGATAACTTTGATGATAAGGGGACTAGCGTTTGGACAGCAGGCTGTTGCTGCGAAGTAAGTATTGATTACATTTATAGTCCTAAACAACGTGATTTACTTTCAGGTCCTAGAGATGATAGACCATATGTTAAAAGTTTTGATTATTATGAAGCAATAGAAGAAATGAGTGAAAGAATACATCCTCATGACGACACGAGTAGACCAGAGGAAATTTGGAATAGTCTTGATTGGATAAAAGTCATTTTAGTGTATTCGGGTCAATTAGAAAAAGTAGATGATGTCTATAAAGAACGTTGGGTGGCGGAATGAACGATAAAAAAGTAAGATTCTACGTTTCTACTGGTATGCACGGATCACTTGAAACAGAAACATTTCTTTTGAAAACGGACTTGAATATTGAGTTCGATATATTAACACTTGAACAATTAGAAAAAGAGATTACAGAGGCTTATGACGACTGGTTAGTAAATAATATTGACTCTGGTTGGTCTATCGAGAAAGAGGTGGCGGAATAAATGGGAGTGAGTATTGATTTATACAGTTATGATTATGAAGCGCTTGTGGAAGGTATTAGTTACGATTTACGGCGTGTTGACTTACGGGAAAAAATTCCTGATAGCTCTAAAAAGTATAACTGGGAGTTAGAAAGTCGGTTTGAATTAGTTATGGAGTAAATGAGATGGAAATACTCTGGGATATTCTCAGAACGGCAGACTTTAATAGTTTGAAGGAGGAAAAGTGAATGATGAATCGTGTCGTGCTCGTAGGACGCTTAACTAAAGACCCTGATTTACGTTATACCCCAGCTGGTGCAGCAGTTGCGACTTTTACATTAGCTGTCAATCGCCCTTTCAAAAACGGGCAAGGAGAGCAAGAAGCTGACTTTATTCAATGTGTAGTTTGGCGTAAACCAGCAGAAAACGTTGCTAATTTCTTGAAAAAAGGAAGTTTAACAGGCGTTGATGGTCGAGTTCAAACTCGTAATTACGAGGGAAACGACGGTAAGCGCGTTTATGTGACGGAAATCGTAGCTGAATCAGTTCAATTTTTAGAGCCTAAGCACAACCTCGCAGAAGGCTCTACATCGAATAATAATCAGAACGGGGCTAATTATTCAAATAATAGTAAAACAACTCCATATCGAGCTGATTCGAGTCAGAATAAGGATTCATTTGCAAATGAGGGTAAGCCGATAGACATTAACCCGGATGACTTGCCATTTTAAAAAATGAGAGGGGGAGCGAAAATGCCAGCGATAAAAGCAATTAAAAAGTTGAGAAATAGATCAATGAGCATCCGCCAAATGGCTAATGCGATTGCAGAAGTTACAAACTACCAAATTAGCGAAATCGAACAAATGGGGGACGAAGAAATTGAGGCAAAGTATACCGCGTTCGTCATCAACGAAGCGACCGAATATGCAAAATAGCCATGCTAACCGAGGCATGACATTTGAAAGACTGATAGAAAACGCATGTGATATTTATCAGATTAAGAAACTGGCTATTATTCAAAAGTTGCCGACTGATTGGAAAATTATTCGGAATGGCGCTCAAATAACGGGCGCTTTCCCGAATAAAAAATCGACAGTAGATTTTATGGGCGTGCTTAATCCTGGCATGGCAATAGCCTTTGAGGCAAAAGAAACGAAAGCAAAAAGCTTTCCATTCAAAAATATCCACGAACATCAAATAGAGTATCTCAAAAGCGTGCGTAAAATGGGCGGACATGCCTTTGTTTTAATTAATTTTGTTACAGTAGACCAAATATATAAGATCGACATAAAAACGTTTTTAGAACTGTATGAGGGCGCTGTGCAAAGTGGAAGGAAATCCATTGCTTTAAAGGATATTGAGGAAAAAGCGGATAAAGTGCCAACGTTAAGCGGTATACCAGATTTTCTGAACGCGCTTTAGACAAATAAAAAAAGCCGAAGTTCCCTCCGACTACCCAATTTGATTATAACATGGGGGAATGGATATGAATACTCTTTTTGATCTACCACAAGTTGATAAAATCGACTATATCAAAACGGTTCGAGCATTAAAAGACTTTTTCAGAAAATACAAGGCTTTAAGAGTAATGGCGGGTGAACGTAAATTCCCTACACTAACTACCACATACACGGTCACACCGCCGAATTTTGGAAATGAGTTCCATAGCAAAGTGGAAGAAGCTGCTATACACAATGTAGACAACGTACACGCTGCACAAGAAGCCGTTAAAAAGTATGATGTGATCATCAACCAATTAGAAGCAATCCACCGCAAAATCATCTTAGAGAGTTTCTTGCACAATCAGCAAGATGTAGACATCATGATTGATATTCCTTACGAAGAACGACAGTATAAGCGTGAGAAAAGGAAGGCTGTCATAGAGTTAGCAACTACGCTCAATATTGAAGTGTTAAACTGAAAATGGCACTTTTGTGGCACTTTTTGAGTAAAAAAAGGTGATAAAATGTTATTAGTGAGAAGTGAAGATGATTACAAAAATAAATCATATGTTGAGTCTGCACTCCACTTCTCACATCCTATCTGCACTGGATATAAAACACGCATGCGGCGCTGACTGGTGCGTTAACCAGTTTTTTAAATATATAGCCCTTTCCATCTGTTAGTAATTGAGCAGCTGGTTTTTATTTGGTATAGTGAAAAATAAAAGGGTGGATTATGATGCTAAAAGAAATTGAAAATAAAATAAATGATGTTGTTAGATTGATTAGGTATGAAGAGAACAGGATAGAGAGAGACAAATATTCAAAAAACAGTTATGGATCAAAAGAGTTGCTCTATAGCTATTATAAAGAGTTGGACGAATTAAGAGAAAAGCGGAATAATTTATTAAAAGGCCAATAACGGTCTTTTTTTATTTACATTAAATAAGGGAGCGTGGTGATATGTAGTGAAAATAACCGAAAAACAAAAGCGATTTGCGGATGAATATATAAAATGCGGCAACGCTACAGAAGCCGCGCGACTTGCTGGATATAGCTCTAAAACAGCTAACCGTATAGCTACGGAAAACTTGTCAAAACTTGTCATAAAAGATTATATAGACAAGGTTTTGAGTGAATTGGAAGAAAAGCGAGTTATGGGCTATACAGAAGCTATGCAGTTGTTCACTGAAATAGCTCGTGGGGAAATGGAAGAAGAAGTAATTGTTTCAAATGCAGATGGCTTTTCCGTCGTTACAAAGACTGCTGACATCAATCAACGAGTATCAGCGCTAAAAGAGATTGTTAAGCGTCATGTAGCAGGCGGTCGAGATAAATTACAAGAAGAGTTAATACAAGCGCAAATTGATAAGCTAAGAGCGGATACAAAACAAGAAAGCAATCAAGGAACAACCACGATTATCATGTCAAACGTTGACGAAATGCAAGCCTACCTTGATAAGAAGGCAGGTGTTGACAGTGAACGCAACGATTCACAAGAAGTTAACTGATTATCAAGTTATTAATGTCATAGATAAAATTAATCCCGCTTTCTACGATTTATGGCTATCTAAACATAATCACATCATAGCCAAGGGCGGACGTTCTTCTATGAAGTCGTCAGTTATCAGTCTAAAGCTCGTTGAGAAAAAAATGGCTAATCCTCGATCTAATATGGTTTGCCTTCGTAAAGTTGCCAACACACTCTATAAATCAGTCTATCAGCAAATTAAATGGGCGCTTTATGAAATGGGTGTTGCGGACCAATTCAATTTTGGTAAATCACCCATGGAAATCATTCATAAGAAATGGGGAACAGGCTTTTATTTTTCTGGTTGCGACGATCCGGCAAAGCTGAAATCCATGAAAATACCAGTGGGCTATGTTAGTGCACTTTGGTTCGAGGAATTAGCCGAATTTTCCGGTGTGACTGATATTGACGTGGTAGAAGATACGTTTATCCGCGAAGATTTACCGGATAATCAAGAAGTAACGACTTATATGTCTTATAACCCCCCTCGTAACCCATATGAATGGGTTAATGAGTACGTAGATGCAAGACGTGGTGATGATGATTATTTAATACATCACACTACTTATTTGGATGATGAAAAAGGCTTTTTATCTAAGCAAATCATTAAGAAGATTGAGAAATACAAGAAGAATGATAGTGATTATTACCGGTGGATGTATCTAGGTGAGGTCATCGGTCTTGGTGATAATGTTTATAACATGAACCTGTTTCAGCCGCTTAAAGCTATTCCTGCGGATGACAGGCTTATTTTAATTGACTTTGCTATTGATACAGGACATCAAGTGTCAGCTACAACATATCTAAGTTTCGGTCTCACTGCAAAAAGAAATGTTATTTTGCTAAACACATACTATTATAGCCCTGCTAATCAAGTTGTTAAAAAAGCACCTAGCGAGTATTCAAAGGAGTTGCGGGATTTTATGACTAAAGTAGTTGGAAACTACAATACAAATGTTGATATGCAAACAGTAGATAGTGCGGAAGGCGGACTTCGCAATCAATATTATAAAGATTACGGAGTTAGCTTACACCCCGTCGCAAAAGGTAAAAAAGTGGATATGGTCGACTTTGTGTGTGATTTACTAGCGCAAGGTCGTTTTTATTATCTTGATATCCCTGAAAATCAAATATTCATTGAGGAACATCGCAAATATCAATGGGATATCAAAACAGTTAACACAGATAAGCCCGAAGTTATCAAAGAAAACGATCATACGTGTGATGCTTTTCAGTACTATGTAAAAGACAATCTGAGAAAATTGGGACTCAAATTTTAGGGGGTGAAAACCTTGATTAATCAAATCATTGCGGGAGTGAAAGGAGTGATGCGGAGAATGGGGCTATTGAAAGCACTGAAAGATGTAACGGACCATAAAAAAGTAAATGCTAATGATGAAGATTACAAGTATATCGACATGTGGAAACGATTGTATCAAGGGCATTACGCTGAATGGCATAATCTAAACTATGAGCATAACGGCAATCCGGTTAACAGACGCCAATTATCTATGAATTTGCCTAAGGTTACGGCTAAATACATGTCTAAGCTTCTTTTTAACGAGAAAGTGAAAATCAATATCGACGATGAAGCAGCAGAAGAGTTCGTGCTTAACGTACTCAAAACAAACGGTTTTACGAAGAACATGGAACGCTATATCGAGTACGGCGAAGCTATGGGCGGTTTTGTTATCAAGGTTTATCACGACGGCAATAAAAACGTCAAAGTTTCATTTGCAACAGCTGATTGCATGTATCCATTGTCCAATGATAGCGAGAATGTAGACGAATGCGTTATTGCTAATAGTTTCCACAAAAACAATAAATATTATACGTTGCTTGAGTGGAATGAGTGGCAAGGCGATGTGTATACAGTCACGACAGAACTTTATCAGTCAGACACGCCGAACGAGCTTGGTACAAAAGTAAGTTTAAAACTGTTGTTTAATGATATTGAGCCAGTTGTACCACTACCAAAATTTACCCGCCCATCGTTCATTTATATCAAACCTAATATAGCGAATAACAAGAATTTAACGAGCCCGCTCGGCATTTCTGTTTATGCTAACGCATTGGACACATTAAAAACGCTTGATTTGATGTTCGATTCATACTATCAAGAATTCAAATTAGGCAAAAAGAAGGTGTTAGTACCTTCGAGTTTCGTTAAAACTGCTGTTAACTTAGACGGCTCGACTTCACAGTATTTCGATTCAACCGATGAAACATTTTTCCTATATCAAGGTGACCAGGATGCGGACGGTAAATCAGTAAAAGATATATCTGTAGAGATTCGCTCAACTGAGTTTATCGAGTCTATAAACGCAATGCTACGCATTTATGCGATGCAGGTTGGGTTAAGCGCTGGCACATTTACATTTGATGAAAACGGCTTAAAAACGGCTACGGAAGTTGTTAGCGAGAAATCAGAAACATATCAGACCAAAAACAGCCATTCGCAACTTATCGAGCAGGGAATAAAAGAAATGATTGTGAGTATTTTAGAGGTTGGTAAATTAATTAATGCATATAGTGGTGAAATAGTTGAGTTAGACACTATTACAGTCGATTTTGACGATTCTATTGCACAGGATGAAGATACAACAATCAATCGTTATACTACTGCTAAAAACCAAGGTATGATACCGCTAAAAATTGCTTTACAGCGTGCTTGGAATATTACCGATGTAGAAGCAGAAGAATGGAAAGAAGAGATAGAAAAAGATGCACAAGCAGAAATTCCGGGGAATGATTTATCTGGATTGTTAGGAGATATCGAGCTACCAGATGAAAATGCGAACGGGACATTAGAAGCTAGTGCTGTCACAGGCGAAACTATTCAAGAGGTGTCATTAAACGGCGCTCAAATAACTTCATTAGTTAATATAGTTCAATCGGTTGCTAAAGGAGAACTTCCTTATAATTCCGCACTTGAAATGATCGTTGCAGCGTTTCCATTTGACGAAGAAAAAGCGAGAAAAATCTTAGCTGATGCAGGGAATGGGTTTGTTATTACAGAGAAGGAAAAGACCTCTAAAAAGGAAGTGGATTAGATGGCACTAACTCCACGGCAACTTGACTTATTTGTGCAGCCGGTCGTTGATGTATACACAACGCTCGAAAATGAATTGTTCACTCTTATTGTTCGGCGACTGAAAACAAAGAAAAATATCAGCGCTGACAATGTGCTGGCTTGGCAAATAGAAAAACTTAATCAAGTTCACGCATTAGATCAGCAAATGCTAAATAAAATTTCTAAAGCTTCCGGCGTATCAGCTAAGAAGCTTTTTTCTATTGTCAAAGACGCAGGATACAGCGATTTAAAACAAGTAGATAACTATTTCAGCAAATTAGCTGAAGCAGGTGCTGCGTTGCCACTAGTGACAGACGGACAAACAATAGTCGATAAAGTAATGAGAAGTTATTTTAAGTTAGCACAAAGCAACTATAATCGCGTCAATCAAACGATGTTATCGCAAGCAAGACAAATATACTCAGATATCATACATGAAACGACACAGAGCGTTCTGGCTGGTTTAAAAACACATAGACAAGCATTAGTGGACACAGTGACTAAATTCGCCGAAAACGGCGTTCCTGCGCTTGTAGACAAGGCAAATAAGCGGTGGACACCAGAGGCTTATGTTAGAACGGTAACCAGAACAACCGTCAACAGTGTTTACAACGCTATAGAGGATGAGCGAATAAATGAACATGGCGTTGATTTAGTACGTATTTCGCAACATACAGGCGCACGTCCAACATGTTCACTTGTTCAAGGTAAAGTTATCTGTTTGTTATCTGTTGAAGAAACTCGTTCTAAATATGGCGATAAATATATGTCAATTTATTCACCAGAATTGCGATATGGATACGGCGATGGTGTTTTCGGCTGTAATTGCCGTCATCATCGTTTCCCGTTCGTTGAGGGCATTAACGTAGCGCCAGAAGATAGTGAGTTAATAGACGAAGAAGAAAACAAACGCGTTTACATGTTGAGTCAGCAACAACGTTTAATGGAACGAGACATAAGAGCGTCTAAACGCAAATTATCAGCTGCCGAAGAGCTCGGCGATGAACTGGCAGTTAAAAAAGCGAAACAGGCTGTTAGAACGAAACAAAGCAAGCTAAGAGCATTTGTAAACACACATAAATTAACAAGGCAATACAGCAGAGAACAAGTATATGCCTAATATTCGACCTGTTCGGAAGTCGTAAAAAGACGGCTCTCGCGGTCGTTGCCGCGTAAAAATATCGAAGGAGGAACGAAAATGCAAAGAGAATATCTAAAAGGTTTGGGCTTGGAGGATGAAGTCATTAATAAAGTGATGGCCGAGAATGGTAAGGATGTTACAGCTGCTAAGCAACAATTATCTGAGGTGGAAGCAGAGAGAGACGGCTTAAAAAGTCAGCTGACACAACGGGACAAGGATATTGATGATTTGAAAAAGGATTCTGGTACTGGTGAAGAATTGAAAAAACAAATCGAGGACTTACAGCAAAAAAACAAAGATTTAGAGTCTGATTACCAGTCCGAAATTGCCGAAACGAAGAAAAATTCAGCTATTGAGCTAGCGCTTGCTGGTGCAAAAGCGAGAAATCCAAAGGCGGTAAAAGCGCTTTTAGATAACGACAAACTAGAACTAACAGACGAAGGTCTGAAAGGCCTTGATGAACAGCTGGGAGCATTGCAGGAAAGCGATGCTTATTTATTTGCTCAAGAAAGTGAAAAGGTTCCAAAATTCGGATTTAGTGGTAATCCGAAGGCGCCAGCTGGTTACGACGGTTCATTAAAAGAAAATTTAAAATCAGATTCATTTAATTTAACAAAATTTTTAACGGAAAAAGGAGAGAGTGAATAATGGCAAATGAAATCACAAAATTATTAGATGTAGTAACACCAGAGGTTTTTAATACCTACATGGATAACTTTACATCAGAAAAATCGGCAATCATTCAATCGGGAATTGCAGTAGCTGATCCAAGCGTTGCGCAAAATATCACAGCGGGAGGATTACTAGTTAATATGCCGTTTTGGAACGATTTAGACGGTGAAGACGAAACTTTAGGTGATGGTGAAAAAGGATTGGAAACAGGAAAAATTACAGCTAGCGCAGATATTGCGGCAGTAATGTATCGTGGTCGTGGCTGGTCAGTCAATGAACTTGCGGCTGTCATTTCGGGAGACGACCCCTTGAATGCTTTAATGGGAAAAATCGCTTCTTGGTGGATGCGTCGTGAGCAAACTGTACTAATTTCCGTGTTAAATGGACTGTTTGCTAAAAACGGTGCATTGGCAAGCTCTCACTTGCTCTCACAACCAACATCTGCAATTTCCGGGAATTTGGTATTAGATGCAAAACAACTTCTTGGAGATTCTGCGGATCGTTTAAGCTTGATGGTTATGCATTCAGCTGTTTATACAGCCTTGCAAAAACAAAACTTAATTGCATTTATCCCAAATGCTCGTGGGGAAGTTAATGTCCCAACTTATTTAGGATACCGTGTAGTTGTAGACGATGGAGTGCCTTCCACAGGAACGGGCGCAGCAAAAGTATATACTTCGTATTTATTTGCAACTGGTTCTATCGGAAGAAACACAGGTAACCCGGCTAAGTTAACAACTTTCGAAACAGCTCGTGATGCAGCTAAAGGTAATGACCAAGTATTTACTCGACGTGCTTTCACAATGCATCCATATGGAGTTAAATTTAAAAATGCAGTTCGTGATGCTAACGAAATCACTCCAACAAATGCAGACCTAGCAAAAGCTGGAAACTGGGAAAAAGTTTACGAAGATAAACAAATCGGTATCGTTGGTATTCAACATTTAGTTGAAGAATTACCAACTAGTGGAGAATAACAAAGGGGGCGAATATTATGCCTTACACCACACTAGAATTTTATATTAACGAGTATGCTGGGGAGCATTTAGAGCAAGAGGAATTCAGTAGTTTGTTAAAACATGCTGAAAGAAAAATCGACTCATTAACGTTCTATCGCATTCGAAAAAACGGGATTGAATCGTTTAGCGAATTTATTCAACAGCAAATACAGTTAGCTATCTGCAATCAAATCGAGTATTTTAAAGAGGCGGGCGGAACAAGTGAGCTAGCTGTATCTAAGCCGGATAATGTGAGCATCGGAAGAACTTCTATTAGTGATAGTAACTTTGCATCAACCGCCACATCACTTAATAACGGGCTGATTGGAAGCGATGTGAGGTCTTATTTAGCACCAACTGGCTTATTATACAGCGGGGTAGGTGTTCGCTAATGAAAGTAGTAAAGCCGCCGACAAATGTCCCTCAATTGCCTCTTGACTGGCTAATTCATAACATTAGCTATGAAGCGTACAAAGAAGAAGATAGACATAATCAAGTCGTTTATGAAAAAGGCATTGAGATTGAACATGTTCGTGTTGATTTCTCAAAATCAAATCAAATCGCGGGATTGTCTGATAGTGATAGATATGATGCGGTTATTTTTATTGATGCGGTGAACAGCATGAACATGCCAAACGATTTTATAAGTAGATCTAAAATATATTTCTCTGGAAAAGCTTATAAGATTGTTAAAGTTATACCTTGCTATGCGACTTCTAATAGCGTGCATCATTGGGAAATCGAGGTGGTTTGATGCCGATTAAAGTACGTGTGGACCTCTCAAAAGCAAAAGGGAGCGTAAAAAAGGCGAAAGAAAGAGGTCAGTTTGCTTTAATTAATCAAGCGGCCGCTGATATTGCGCTTTATGTGCCGTTTTTAAGCGGTGACTTGTCAAATCAATACGTTATCATGAATGACAAAGAAATTATGTGGACATCTATTTATGCACGACGGCTGTATAAAGGTATAAACTTCAATTTCACACTAACACACCATCCGTTGGCTGGTCCTGAATGGGACCAACGGGCAAAAATAGATAAAATGGACGTCTGGGAAAAAGTAGCGCAAAAAGCGGTCGAGGAGGGATTATAATGTCATTAGATTTTTTAGACAGTGTCATGGATGCTATCGAAAACAACGTCGATTTAAAAGATATGAAATTAAGAACAGCGATATTAAAACCTGAATCAATTGCTTTGCTACTGACTCCAAATAACGACAAACAAGGTTATCAAGACGGCTCTTATGAGCGGTCTTTTTCTTTTAACCTAAATGCTTCTAGCAAGCAAGAAATGAAAGTGATTGATGTGTTGAATGCCATTTCTGCTTATTTTGATAATGCGGAAATTGATAGTATTCAAAGCCAAAATGGAAGCTTTGTTTTGGAGGATAAAGAAACAACTAGCGTTACGAATATTGTTTCCGTTAGCGATGATGGGACTTTTATTTATAGTGCTGGTTTCAAAATCAAATTATATATTGAAAGTGAGGAAAAATAATTATGGCTAGAATTAAAAATGCGAAAACAAAATACTTTGTTGCTGAAATTGTTGATGGAGTGGGGGAACCAGTTTGGAAACGCTTATCAAAATGGATTACAAACGTATCTGATGATGGTTCTGACAACACAGAAGAACAAGGGGATTACGATGGAGATGGAAACGAAAAAACGGTTGTTTTAGGTTATGCAGAAGCTTATACATTTGAAGGCACACATGACCGTGAAGATGAAGCGCAAAATTTAATCGTTGCTAAACGTAGAACTCCTGATAATCGGGGCATTATGTTTAAAATCGAAATTCCAGACACTGAAACGGCAATCGGAAAAGCAACCGTTTCAGATATCAAAGGCTCAGCTGGTGGCGGGGATGCTACAGAGTATCCTGCGTTCGGATGCCGTATCGCATATGACCAAACACCAACAATTACTAAACCCTAACGAAAGCCCGTCCAGCGTTGTAGTGGACAGCGAAACAATCACAATTAAGGTAGGGGAAACAGTTGCTTTAACAGCTTCTGTTTTACCTACTAACGCAAGCCAAGAAGTAACTTTCACTTCTTCTAATCCGCCTAAAGCAAAAGTTAACGCAAGTGGCGTGATTGAGGGAATGGCAGAAGGAACAGCAACTATTACAGTTGCATCAAAAGAAAAAACATCAATTAAGAAAACTGTTGAAGTAACAGTAGAAGCAGCAGAATAATAAACAAAGCCCTTACTTTTGCAGTAGGGGCTTATAAATTGGAGGAAAACATAAATGGCACAAAATAATGTAATTAATATTCAATTAGAAGAGTCGTATCAAGAATTTCAACTTGGGACGGAGCTGTTTAAAGTCGGGTTAGGCGATGAAATGCGCCGTAAATGGATTGAAGCGGATGAGAAGTACAAGAAGAAACTGGAAAAGTTAAATAAATACAACATTGATAATACAGACGAAATGAGTTCAGAAGATTATTTTGCTTTAGAAGAAGATGTAAAAGAGGCTTTAACTGAAGCGTATACAATTTTATTAGATGACGAAAAAGCATTCGATAAATGTTATGCGCAATGCAAGGATATTTTAAAAATGTATCAAGTTTATGATCAAGTTGCTGAAAGCATTGTTGGTTCTGTAGAAAAACAACAATCAGATATTCAAAAGAAATATCAAGCTAAAATGACTAAAAAAGCGAAGTGATATAAATGCTTTCTCTCGCTGATGGAATAGATGATATTTACGTTTATAAAAATGAAAAATATCAACTTGATTTATCTTTTGATAATGTACTTCGAGTAATTGAGTTAACAGAGAATAATCAGCTGACAAATGACTTTAGAGTTAACCTTGCAGTTGATGTTTTATTCGAAAATGTAATGCCGTGGAACCCTTATGATGAAGACAACCCATTTTCGAATATAGAAGAAAAATCAATCGTGTTACTTGATATCTTTGAAAATTATATAGTTAAAGATAATGACGAAGGTATTCAGTGCGATATAGACGGTAATCCAATGCCGAGCGCAACCAATGAAGATGGCGAAGAACCTGCTTATTATTCACTAACACAAGATAGTGACTATATTTTTGCTTCATTTTTACAAGATTACAATATCGATTTAATAGAAGTACGGGGAAAGCTCCACTGGTACAAGTTTAGAGCTTTATTTGAGAGCTTGCGAGACGACACAGCTATTAAATCTATCATGAGCATTCGACAGGCTGAATTGCCAAGTGGAAAGGGAACGGAAAAAGAACGTGATGCACTAATCAAGTTGAAAAATCATTACAAATTAAAAGATTAGAGGTGAGAACATGAGTGATGGATCAGTAGTAATTGAGATTAGTTTAGACGATACAAAAGCAGACAAACAGCTTGATACGTTCGAAAAAGATTTGGCAAAAGCGGGGACTAACGCGGGGGCGGCATTAGATAAAGCATACAGAGAAGCGGTATCTGATATTGCAAGTCAATCAAAACGATTAAAAGACACGTTTGTAAATGCGTTTAAATCGATGGGAAATGCTGGATCAAATGCTTTAAAAGCTAGTTTAAGCTTTATGCGTGAATTGCCTGCAAATGTTGGTTCTGCATTATCCAAACTCGCCTCAACTGTCAAAACCGGATTCGTAAACGCTGCTAAAGCATCTATTACAGCTGTTAAAAATCTAGGAACGAGCATAAAAAACACAGCGGTTAATATCAAAAACGGCTTCTTTTCAATTGCTAAGACAGTGCAAAGCAGTATTGTGTCAGCTGTCAAAACATCAATTAATGTCATTAAATCCATCCCCGGCGCAATTAAAAGTGCTGGAAGTAGTATTAAATCAGCATTAGTAAGTAGTTTGCATGCAGCTAAAACGGCTGCTATTTCTTTTGCCCAAACAACTGTAAAAGTTATTAAAAGTATTCCAGGAGCAGCTAAAACAGCGGCTACAGCAGTGAAAAACAGTTTCGTAGTAGCTTACAAAGCGGTGGTAGTTGCTGCTTATATGAGCGTAAAAGGAACTATTAGCGCTGTGAAAGCTATTCCTAGCGCTACAAAATCAGCAGCGTTAGCAGTAAGTAGCGCAATGAAAACAGCGTTTAGCGCAGTAGTGAGTGCGGCGAAAACAACAGGAACTACCGTAAAAACAGCATTAACAAATGGTTTTAGTGCAATTAAATCTGGAGCGAAAACAGCTGGTCAAGTTGGAATATCAGCGTTAAAAGGTCTGGGAAATGCCGCTAAAAGTACGGGTTCACTAATTAAAAACGGTTTAGTGAGCGGATTTAACGCAGCTAAGTCAGCAGCGAAAGGCGCCGGCGCCGGAATGCGTGAAGCGCTTAAAAATTCAGTCGAAAAACCAGCGGAACAAGCTCGTTTTAGTATTCTCAGATTAGCGGCAGCATTCGGATTAATTGCAGCAACAAAAAACGTGGTAGGTAGCGCAATCGGTCGTGTTGATACGATTGATACAGCGACTAAATCACTAACAGTCCTTACTGGTTCGGCAAAAGATGCGCAGTTAGTTATGACAGACCTAACAGCAGCTATTGACGGCACGCCAATTGCGCTCGATGCTGTCGCATTAGGCGCTAAGAAAATGGTAGCCGCTGGTATGCAAGCCGCAAATGTAAAACCTGTATTCACTGCTATTGCTGATGCGGCGTACGGCGTTGGTAACGGATCGGAATCAATAGACCAGATGACAGATGCTATTTCAGCTTTACAAGCATCTGGCGTCGCTTATTCGGATGATATTAACAGATTAGTAGATGCTGGCGTTCCTGCTTGGCAAATTCTAGCAAACTCGACAGGTAAAAGCGTTGGAGAAATGAAAAAATATGTATCTGAGGGGTCGCTGGAATCAACTAAAGCTATTGCAATGCTAACGAAAGGTATCGAAGAAGGTACTACAGGAATGGCTGGTAATACTGCAAAAATGGCAGGACTTGCAAAAACAGCAGGTAATACTATTAGCGGGTCATTTGCAAACATGAAAACAGCAGCAGTTAAAAGCTTGGCCAACATTGCAGAAAATTTAAAAGGCCCGATTATTCAAGCGCTAGATGTTGCTAAAAACGCATTTAAACAGTTTGCGTCAGTAACAGCTAGTCCAGAATTTCAGAAAAAGCTTTCTGATATGATTCAGAAAATAAAAGAATTAATACCTGTACTAATCGAATTAGCTCCAATTTTAGCGAAAGTGGCTGCTGGATTTATCGCATTTAACATCATTAGTAGTGTTTATTCTAAAATAGCTGGTTTGGTAGGAGCTATCAAAGGTTTAGCTTCTAGCGGTTCGTTGCTTGGAGGTATTATAAATACAGTTAGAGGCTCATTCTTGGCTTTGAAAGTCGCTCTAGGTTCAGCTACGGCGGCTTTTGGTGTTATCGCCGCCGTTATTGGCGCTGTAATTGCAGTTTTATATGGCATGTATGCAGCTTTTAAAGAAAATACAGCAAATATTAAAGGCTTTCTATCTGGAATGTTCGATGCAGTTAAAAACTCTTTCGGCAAGATAGTAGATGTTTTTAAACAAATTGTATCTGCTTTGAAGCCTGTAGGGAGCGGTTTTAAAGATATCTTAAAATATGTTGGTGTTGGCGTTTGGGTCGCTTTTGGTATTGTGCTAGCGACTGTCGTTGATATTATTCAAGTGCTAGCCAGAATAGTTCTAGTGGCTATTAAAGCTTTGCAAGGTCTATATTATGCTCTAAAAGCAGCCAATCAAGCCGCACATTGGGACCTTAAAGGTGCTAAGAAAAGCATTGAGCAATCAAAAGATGCTTTTGTAGATGCTGGTTCTGCAATTAAAGACGCATTCAATAAAGATAATTATGCCCTAACTGGGACAATTGAATCGCTCAAAGAAATGGGAGGAGAAGCAGAAAAGACTGGAACAAAAGCGGAAACGTCGAACAAAAAAATATCTAGTAGCTTGAAATTAGTTGAATCAACAGCAAAGCAGACAGAAGCAACTGTTTCTAAATCAAATCAAGCTATCGATACTATGCTATCTGGTGGCGTTGATCAATACGGGAACAAACTAAACGAAAAAACAAAATCATTTTTGAATGCTGCTAAGGAGCTATATAGCAATTATCAAGAATCAGCCCAAAAATCGCAAGACAAATACACAGCAGCAATGGAAAAAGCACAAAGTCTTGAAGGAGAAAAACGTAAAAAAGTTATAGCAGATGCAAACGCAACGTTAGTAGCAGAGATTGACAAAAATAACGGTACCCTTTTAACTCTTCAAGCAGATTATGCAAAACTACTAAAAGGCAATAAATGGGTCGACGGCACAGAATTAACTGCACAACAAAAGAAATTTTTACAACAACAAACGGCGGATATTCAAGCAGAGTTAGCAAAACAAAACCAGCTTTATGTAGAAGGTAATTTGCTGAAATTAGCAAACGGCAAGACGTTAAACGAAAAAGAACGCGCTACAAGCATTGAAGTGCAAAAAAGCTTATATGGCGATAGAAAAAAAGCCGTTGAAACAGGCGAAAAAGAACTAGCTGATTTGAAAAGAAAAAAAAGCGATGCTACAACTGAAACTGAAAAAGCAAACTATCAAATTCAAATTGACGAACAAACTAAGAAGAACAAAACATTAGCTGGAAACTTACAAAAATGGGCTAGTGAAATGAATGCTATTATCGCGAACGGCGGGACTTTAAACGCAGAAACTTTTGCAAAAGGTTTGTCAGAAATGGGAAATATTAGTGATGAACAATTAGGTGCCGTTTGGCAAGACTTTGTAAAAGTAAGTGGTTCCATTGATAATACGTTAGCCGGGCTAGCTGCTGTCATGAGTCAACGCGGAGGCGAAGGAGTACAAGCGTTTGTAACCGCACTTCAAAGCGGAGACTACACAACAGCAGCATTAAAAATCAATGACGACGTTTTAAATACTATTTCAGGGCTTCCGAATAGTATGTTTTTGAATGGTCAGAGCGGAAAAGACCAATTTCTTTTAGCTATCAAATCAGGGGACTTTCAAGGAGCAGGAAAGTTTCTTCTTGATGGCGTAAAAATGGGTGCTGACCCATTACCAGGAGAGATGGAAAAGAATGGTAAAAAATCAGGAGATGCTCAAGCAAAAGGTGTAAAAAGCACTGCTGAAGCAAATAAATCTGCTGGTAAGGAAATCAAGAATAATGCGAAAAGCGGAGCGTTTGACCCGAATTTGTTCAAAATGACAGGTTCGAAAAACAGCTCAGGGTTTAATAACGGTATTTTAGGCGGAAAAGATGGGGCATTTTCTGCTGGAACAAGCGTTGGAGGTTCTGCGAAAAGCGGGGCAGCTTCCGTCGATTCCAGCGGAGTTGGTTCTGATTTTGCATCTGGATATGTTAATGGTATTTTGAGTGGCATGGGAACAGTTGGAGAGGCAGCTGCTTCTTTGGCAAATAAAGCACTAGCGGCAGTTCAGAAAAAACAAGACTCGCGTTCACCTTCTAAGAAATCTAAAAAACTAGGTGGCGATTTTGGTTCTGGTTATTCTCTGGGAATTGCGAGCAAAACAAAAGCAGTTACGAAAGCGGCAAGTAATCTTGTCGCAGGAGCGTTAGGGACTGAAAAGCAAATCAAAAAACTATCTAGTACGTTGAAAGACAAAGTATCCTCAGCTATTGACGCAGGTTTGCATTCTAAGAATAAGAGTCGTGGTCAACTCAAACAAGCTAAAGCATTAAATAGCATTGAGGGTTATATCGCTCAACAAACAAACAGATTAGCTGCTACAGCTAAGAAACGTGATAAAGTAGTCGCTCAATTAAAAGCCGCTAACACAAAAATGGCAGACTTGACGAAGCAAAGTAAAGAGTATGCAGCTTCAATCACTGAAAAAATGCAAAGCTATGGTTCTATTAGCAACGTAGACGCAGAAAATCCGCAGTCGATTCAGCAAGAAATGCAAAAACGCTTAAAAGAAATCAAAGCTTTTCAAGCGAATGTGGAAAAATTGCGCAAAAAAGGCGTTAGCAAGGACATTATAAGCGATATCTTGGAATCGGGAGTAGAGAACGGTTCATCTTATGCGCAAGCTCTTGCTAAATCTGATGCTAAGACAATCAAAGCGATTAATAGCACGCAGAATCAAATCAATTCAGCATCTAAGTCAATGGGAAACACAGCGGCTAATGCAATGTATTCCGCTGGTATTAACGCAGCAAAAGGTTTAATAAACGGACTAAACAGTCAGAAAAAACAACTTGAAAAAACAGCTAAGAGCATCGCTAACACAATCACTAATTCAGTGAAAAAAGCGCTTAGAATTCATTCGCCTTCTCGCGTTGCGGTTGAGTTAGGTAAGTTCTTCACAGGCGGATTAGGAAATGGGGTACTTGCAGGAGCAAAAGGAGCTGTTAAATCAACTAACAAAATGGTTGATAGTGTAGTAAATGCCGCTTCTAATCTCACAGCACCAAAAATTACTCTGCCACACGTTTCGGCAGAAAAAGCGTTGGGGCTAAAAAGTAGCGATCTAAACAGGACTATTACAGTCAAAGCTATTGTAGAGAATGAATCTAAAAATAATAGTAATTCTGACTTAATCAATGCAATTGAAAAATCTGGCGGTAGGCCTATTATTTTAAATGTTGATGGAAAAGTTATTGCTGATAACACTAATAATCACCTAGGCAATTCGACTTCATTAGCATTCTACGGAAAGGGGCTATAACATGGCTACATCACTGGCATTAGTAATTGAAGGTAAAACATATATGCTTAATGAATTATTTGATTTAGAGGTAGGAGAAGTGAGTAGGGAACCACCGCAAATAGTTAATAATTACACTGAATTCGCTGGCTCTGATGGTGCTAGAACAACAGATAGTAACTTTAGTATGTTTCCTATCTCTATTTTGTGCCATTTTCGGACTAAAACAGCGGATTTATATCATATTAAATTAGATGAGTTGATGGAATTGATTTATCAAAGAAGCGAATACTTTTTGGTCCATTCAAAAACGCCCGGCAAAAAATATAGAGTACATCCGAGTGGCGTTGGTATTGACCGTAAAGCGCCGGGATACGCAGATTTAACGCTTGAATTCGATGTGTTTCGTGGTTATTCAGAGTCAATAGGTTCAACGCTAAGCGACACAATTCTAGACTGTGAAAAATGGCAGTTTGGACAAGGTTTGGCGATGGAAGATTATAGATATATTCATACGAAAAACAGATTTATTATATATAACGGCGGTAGTTTTGACATAGATCCGCGCGAACACCAGTTAACCATAACGATAAGAGGACAAAATGAAGGAGAATTAGTTATTAACAACATTACAACTGGAGATAGATTTATCTATTATCCTGCTCTAAGCGCTACAGACACGTTAGTAATTGACTCTGCTACACCTAGAATAAACGGTAATCCTTGTGGGCGCTCAACAAATCACGGTTTAATAAGTTTGCAAAAAGGAGAAAATCTTATCGAAATTAGTAATACCAGTCATTTAGACACGAAATGGGATTTCTCCTTTCTGTATAAGTAGGTGAATGTATGAATAGCGATATTATAGTTGCTGATTTTTGGAAGAATAACGAGGAAATATTAACAGATTTCGATAAAGATAGTTTTTGCGAAAGCTGGACAGAAAATGAGATGTGGAGCATTGAGTTTAAGGTAGCGCAAACTCCCAAAAACGCTCACTGCTACTCTTTTTTAGATTATGAAAGCTCTGTTTATTTTAGAGGTCAAGAGTTTGTTGTAAAACAATTAAGTCATGACGCCGTTGGAAAAACGCTATCGAAAGATATTGGAGCGCCTCACATTTATTATACATGTCAGGATGGACGGCAAGACGACGCTATAACAGGTTCTTTTACTTTAGAACAATGCTTAACTCATATCTTTAAAACTGATAACAGAGGCTTCTCGTGGGAGATACTTGACCCTTCCAATCTGCTCGAAAAAGTTCAACAAGAAAACTTTGGAAATAACAACTACTTAGCACTTATTGATCAATTACTCGATGATTATGGAGTGGTCGTTATTCCAGACAACAAACATTTGATTTTTAAACCGCGCGAAATTTACGGAGCTAAAACAGAAAATTTTATTCGTTATAGATACAATACAGATGAAGTTAGTTTTGATATTGATACCTTGTCCTTAAAAACAAAAATAAAAGGATACGGAAAAGTAGATAGTAACGGGAACAACTATTTTCCCCCGATTACTTATACTAGCACGGAAGTAGAAAAATGGGGTGTTCGTTGGCAAGAACCTATTTCTGATGAACGCTACACGGTCGCCGGCAATATGCAAAGGCGACTGAAATTAGAACTGCAAGATTATCCTGCTACAACTGGTAGCGTTACTTTAAAACAAGAATATGACTGTGAAAAAGGCGATTATGTTCTATTTATTTATGAACCGCTTGGCATTGATTATGATGTACAAATAGTCGCTTACAAAAAATATCCTTTTTCATTGAAAGTAACAGAAATAACGCTATCAAATAATAAAAAATCTATTGTGTCAATAATGGCTCAATTAGCTAAAGCAATGAAAGGAGTGAAATAGATGTTAAATCTTGAAAAATGGGGAAATACACTTTTTGATTCTAATAAGTATCAGCAGTTTAATGCTAATATGGAAAAATTAGAAAAAGATTCATTAGCAAAAGATGTAGATATAAATGCAACCAATAACAGAATTGATAACGTTGTTTTAGAAGCTGGTGGAAATAATATTACTGAAGTAGTAGATGCTAGAATTAGCAAAAACGGTCAAGTCTACAACACTCTAAACGCGCGGCTAAATGCTGACTATTCAGCGATTGCAAGTGATTTAGCTGAATCAAATGCGCTACTTCAAACAGTAAACGAAGAAAATAAAGTATTAAAAAGTAAACTAGATGAATTGTACGGTAATTCTGCATCAAATATTGAGTACTATGTTAGTTCAACAAACGGAAATGATGTAACAGGAACAGGAGCTATTGATGCACCATTTAAGACGATTCAAAAAGCTGTAAATATGGTTCCGAAAGTAAAAGTAGGAGGCTTTATTTATATCTTTTGTGAGCCGGGGCAATATAACGAAGATGTAGTAGTACAGTCGTTCAGCGGCGCAGAATGCTTTTATATCCAGCCTACCAATTTAGCAACAATCGACCCGACAACTGGACAAACAGGTTTTTTTGTTAAAAGTATCCTGTTTTCTGGCATCATGTTTCAGTGTGTCGTTCAAGGTCTGAATTCAATGAGTACAGCAGTAAACAACAGTTCTACAGTTATTCAATTCGCGAGGTGCTGGTACGGTACAGTAACTAAATGTCGATTTGACACTAATTTAAAATCTACAAACATTACAACTGTGCAATACAATCAATCGCGAGGTAACTGTTATAGCAACTATTTTAAAAACCAGAACATCATTATGTCGTCTGAGTACATGGGACATGCTTTATTTGCATCAACAAATACATGCGAAGCAACTTCGAATGTCGGCTTAAAAGCTGCTAGCGGAGGCATTTTGGTTAAGTCTGGTACGCCAGTTTTAAACGCTACTACCGCAGAATTGAAACAAGCGGGAGGTCAGATATTCTAATGACAAATCAAATCTTTAAATCAGCTATTCTTAATTTTTCTGTTAGTGCACAGAACGCTAAAGCTAATGTTCCTCAGATAAGGTTTAGTACGCAAGACTCTGGAGGGACTGCGCGATTAAAGTTTACTGCAAAAAAAGATGATAACAATTTACCACTTTCAAGCGCGGCAGAGGTAACGCTTGCTATGGTATTGTCTGTTGGCAAAAAATACGAAAGTAGCTACATTGTTAACCCAGAAATAATTAACAGAACAGAAGGTGTTTTTGAATACTCATTGACTGATGAGCAAATAAGTCACGACGGACAAGCTAATGCAGAATTGTACGTTAAATATCCAAATCAAACAATGCAAATCAATCGTTTTAGTTTTGTTATTGAAAAAGCGATGATTGATGATAATTTTTTGCCAGTTGCTACCTATTATGTTGAAAAATGGGATGATTACGAGAAAATATTTAACGAAAAAGTGGAAATTCTTCAAAATGAAATTGATGATTTGCAAGGACAAGCTACTGAATTAAAAAACACATTCGATAGTCTTAATCCAGACCAATTTCCCCAAAAAGCAGATTTTGAAAATCATATAAACAACACAAACATTCATGTGACGATGACTGATAAAACAAATTGGAATACAAAAGAAAATACCGCGGGATCACAAGCAAAAGCGGATAGTGCATTAAACTCTGCTAAAGCATATACAGATAGCAAGATGGATAGTTACGGAGCTTGGATAAATGTACCCCTCGCCTCTGGTTACTCAACTGGCGACAGTAATACACCTCAATATCGACTTGTAGCAAAACAAACTTCTACTGGTTTGAAAACTTTTGCTGAATTCCGCGGATCAGTTGCTGGTACATTTATTAGTACAGCAAATAGTACTCTGGCAACAATGCCCACCGGCACAAGACCAATTGTCACTTATTACGGTGCTGCCACTTCAAACAACGGGAACGGTGGTCGTATTGCTATTCCCGTTGACGGAAAGCTATTACAAGTGTCATCTACAGATAATGCTAATCCTTCGTACGTAAGCCTTTCAATGATATTATACGAAGTTGGCAATTAGGAGGAGCAAACATGAACTATAAACAGTTTTACGCATATGATGAAAATGGCAATTATCTCGAAACAATACTTGTGTTTGAAGATGAAAAAGGTTTAATCAATCAACCGAAAAATTCTACAAATATTGAACCTTCCATAATCGAAAACGGCATAGCAAGAGCAATGTATTATCCGCGTTGGAATGGGGAAGATTGGGACGAAGACAAGAAAAGATGGGAATTAGAAAATCCAATCATACCCGCAGAAAAAACGGAAATAGAAAAATTAAGAGAGGAATTACTACTCACCCAAGAAGCGTTAGCGGCATTGTTCGAAAGTAATTTAGGGTGATGACATGGCTTATATGATACCAATTTATGTGAATTTAGTGATGAATAATCGAAAAACTATTGAAGAAGTTCCTGCGAATTTGCGAGGGCAGGTAAAAGCAAAAGTGGATGAGTTAAAACAAGAACAACAACGAATACAGTCAGAAGAAATAGAAGCCGAATAGGCTTATTTTTTATGGAGTGACAATGAGGAGATGATGAAAATTGGTACTTGGGAGTATATCAATAGCAGGGATGAGCGTAGGCGAGTTAATAGCGTTAATCAGCCTAATAGCCGCTATTGTGGGTTTTGTAATTAGGTGGGCGCTAGTCGCACCTTTGAGAAACATGATTGATTCGCTTGACATTACATTAAATAGTCTGAGAGAAGAAATGTCAGAAAGCAAAAAAGACCGCATCAGCTTAAGAGAGAAGCAAAACGATCATGATAAAGAAATCGCTTTATTGAAGCGGGAGGATAAAGCAATTTGGAAGTATATAGCGAAAAATGAGAAGGAGGAAAAATAATGAAAATTAACTGGAAAGTGAGAATGAAATCGAAAGTGTTCTGGGTGTCAGTTATCCCGCTAATTCTGGTACTAGTACAGCAAGTACTTGGGTGGTTCGGCGTAACAATTCCTGCCGACACAATCAACAAAGAAGCGCTAGATATGATTAACAGTGTATTCCTGTTATTAGGTGTGTTAGGTGTAGTAAATGACCCAACGACTCCTACCGCGAGCGATAGCGATTTAGTATTGAATAAAAATAAAAACGTAGAGGATGAAGTATAATGACAAGTTATTATTATAGTAGAAGTTTAGAAAATGTAAATAAATTAGCGGATAACACAAAAGCGGCGGCGAGAAAACTTCTCGACTGGGCTGAAAATAGCGGCATTGAAGTATTAATTTATGAAACGATTAGGACAAAAGAGCAACAATCCGCTAATGTCGCGAACGGAGCGAGTCAAACAATGCGCTCTTATCATTTAGTAGGACAGGCACTAGATTTCGTCATGGCGAAAGGTAAAACTGTTGATTGGGGTGCTTATCGTTCAGACAAAGGCAAAAAATTCGTGGCAAAAGCGAAGTCCCTTGGACTTGAATGGGGTGGTGATTGGTCTGGATTTGTAGACAATCCGCACCTTCAATTTAATTATAAAGGTTATGGAACTGATACTTTTGGAAAAGGAGCTAGTACTAGTAATTCTTCTAAACCAAGCGCAAACACAAACACGAACAGTCTGGGATTAGTTGATTACATGAATATGAATAAACTAGATTCTAGCTTTGCGAATCGTAAAAAACTAGCGACAAGTTACGGAATTAAAAATTACAGCGGAACAGCTTCGCAAAATACAACTTTATTAGCTAAATTGAAAGCAGGAAAACCACACACACCTGCTAGTAATAACACTTACTACACCGAAAACCCCGGAAAAATCAAAACGCTTGTTCAGTGTGATCTATATGACTCTGTAGACTTCACTGAAAAAAATAAAACAGGCGGGACATATCCTCCGGGGACTATTTTCACTATCGCCGGAATGGCGAAAACAAAGGGAGGTACACCAAGATTAAAAACAAAAAGCGGTTATTTTCTAACTGCAAACAAGAAGTTTGTTAAGAAAATCTAGTTTGATGCCCTCGCTTTTGCGGGGGTGTTTTTGTAATGTGTTTATTGTACTCAATCATTCGCTATGATATTATTATAGTAAAAAAGCGGAGAAGGTACTTAAATGAATAGCACATATGATATGTTAGTAAAGAAAAGTATTGAAGCATTTTTGTTAGGCTTGGAAATATATAACAAACCTACAATAAGATATAGGGTAGAAGGTTTTAGTTTTTTTATTTGCAACTCATGGGAGCTTATGTTAAAAGCTAAATTAATAAACGATAAAGGTGAAAATAGTATATACTTCAAGGATAACCCGTCTAGAACTGTTTCTTTAGAATATAGCATTAAGGAGATATTTACAAATAAACATGATCCATTACGTTTGAATCTAGAAAAAATAGTTGAGTTAAGGAACGTGAGTACTCATTTTATTACTGAAGATTATGAAGTAATATATGCACCTTTATTTCAATCATGTGTTTTTAATTACATAGAGAAAATGAGTATGTTTCATAATATTGATGTAACAGAGTATATTACTCAAAGTTTTTTATCTCTAGTAATAAAAGAAGATGACTTAGACCCAGCTATTATAAGGTCTAAATATTCAAAAGAAACAGCTGATAAAATCTTAACAACGAAAAAAGCGATAGAGAAAATAGAGCTAGAGAATAATCCAGCTTTTTCCATAGACATTCAACATAATTTTTATATAACCAAGAAAATTAACGATGCAGATAGCACAGTGAGAATAGCAAAAGATGGAGAAATTCCTGTTAAAATAATAAAGGAACAAAAAGACCCTAATAAAACACATCCTTATACACAAAAAAATTGTGTAAAAGAGATAAATAAAATATTGAGCAGAGAAAAAATTGACTTTGAACATTTTTCAGTATTTACTAAGGAAATTAGAAGTAACTTTAATACTGCTGATTTTCAGCTTTTTTTGAAGTTCTATTCTTTAAAGGCGCAAGAGAGATATTCTTATCGTCATGTTATAGGGGAGCACTCACAGTATACATATTCGAGAGCAATCATAGATTTTATCTTAACAGAGATAAAAAAGAATCCTCAAAAAACTATTGAACATTTAAAAAAGAAGACAAAAAAATAAAGATAACCTCTGGAGCAAAGGAATTCTCGATAATAAATTATCTTACTCCCATTCGGGAACCCAGCTTTATCCATCACAAGTTATCTTTTACACTTCAATTATAACAAACATGAATTGAAGTGTAAACTGAAAGAACTATATAATTTTAACACACCCTAACTACACGTTAGGGATTTTTTTTATGCAAAAAACGCCAAGCATGTGCTTAGCGCTTATTCTTTTCGATAACAGGTTTAAAATACTTTTCTTCTGCTTCAAGACGTGCTTTTATTGCGTCTTCTTTTTTTACGAAACGTCCGATAAAATGATATTTTCGTTGGAATGTTATAGAAGCTTCCCATTTTTTTCGCGATTCATTCCAGCGAACTCCTTTTATACCACTTTTGTTTCTACTAGAAATTTTACGTGTTAAAGCTGATTTCATTGTACCATCAACACTATCAACTTCGAGTTTTCGCGCAAGTGCTTTTTTCTTAACTTCGTCCGAGTGCAGATTATTTTTTGCATATTTATTCCCATTTTCTTTCGCTAAGCACCCGCATGATTTCACATAACCTCTTTTGAGTTGCTGAACTAATACTTCTTTTTCATTACCGCACTCGCATACGCACTTCCAAACCGCATTTCCGTTTTTAGAACGAATAAACTCTTTCACAGTCAATCTCCCAAAAACTTGTCCAGTTAAGTCGGTAATATGATTATTCATTGTATTGCCTCAACAATCATATAATCAGTTGAATCATCTAAATAAGCAGTAAAATGCTCTGTAGTATTTACAGATTCAGCGAGTTTAGTTATATTGTCATCGTTCATATCCAGTTTAATCTTTTCACCGTCAAGCAATTCGGAGCTGATTTCATCCGTGTTATAGCCATATTTTTCGAATACTGTTGTTAACTCTTTTAAAATCTCATCATTATTTATTTCTTTTTCAATTTCGTAGAATTCGTCTAGCATTTCGCCCGCTGTAAAGCCGAAAACTTCCGCTATCAATCGCACATTTTTCGCAGACATTTGATCAACTGTTTTTTTGTCTGCTATTCGTATTGTTTGATGCGCAAGACCCGTTGCGTTTCCTAATTGATAAATTGTCCAGTTTTTAGTTTCTAAGTATCGCTTGATAAATCCAGCCATTTTATTTTTCCTCCTCTACGTATTTAAAAATTACAGTGTAAAATCCCATTTCTTCGTTGTCGTCTTCACGTTCACCGTACACAACTTCTAATTTTGTTCCGGCAGGTAACAATACTTCTTTTTCATCTTCGCAATCCTCAGCACCTAGTGCAATTACTTCATTTTCGTTGTTGTAATCGACTACATGGCAAGGTACTTCATTTTCAATTTCAAAATAGTATTCGACAGGACAATCATTACATACTGTAAAAGCACCACCGTTCGTCCAACTTTCTTGCTTTTCTAATGTAATAACTTGCCCTTCTTCAAATCCTAATTCCCAGTTTGTTTGAATTGAGCGTCCAAGTCCTGCGATTTTTGCATTTATATCTTTCGCAATTTCGTTTCTGTCTATTGTTTGCAT